ACTATTTCCATATATAGTACTACCAATTAATAACTCTTTTCTCCTATGTGTTCCAAGTTTTTCTGCATCACCATATCTTTGTGTATCAGACATCTTAGTAAAGGCATCATCACGTTCATCTTCTTTTGATTCACTTAGATATTTATCGTATGCATTATCGAATTTCATAGTTACTTTTTATCCTTTAAAGAATTAGCATAATGTTTAAATCTAGAGGCATTACGATCCATACGTTTCCAAACTCCATGTTTTTCACCATGTTTCTTAGATGACGTATAATCGTCTCTGTCAATGTATTCTGCTGGAACCTTGTCCCATTCACCCTTATTTATAAGTTTTACTGTATTATGTGTTGACTTCATTTCGCCACGGAATACACTATCCAATAGAGCAACCTGCAAATAAGGCGGATACTTACTGAAGTCATCGAAGAGATTTTTAGCTGTCTTCAGATGCTTCTGCATGTCCTTGTTGAACAACTCTCGCATTGTGGTATCATCAATACCACCCTTGAACTTTTCTATTTCATTAGGCTTGACTAGGTGACCAATACCGATAGTCCAGTTACCTTCACTGTCCTTATACATGTCATTGCGTTCACCTTCATTCTTACCAATATACTTTTTAGCCACACGAAGGGTAATAGTCTCATTCTTATCCACTTTCTGGACAATCTTCGTTGGTTCTTTCGGAATGTCTCTAGCTTTGGCATTCGTTCCAAGCATAGATAATGCCGCCATTGCGCCTAATGCTGTACTTTTCACTTTGCCTTCCTCTAAATTTACTCTTGTTATATACTTTGGGGCAATTACGCCATGATATTCAACCGTTGAATCATCATCCAGAACATTTCTATCATCAGACAATTTGTCTTTATCCAAACCACTTACATCAATCTTCAGTATGACAATCTTGTCAAACCAATCATCTGGTATGTCTTCATTGTCAACCACTTCTGCATATGACTCTGCGACATCTGGGTCATAAGCCATATATACCACACCTTTCTTAGAATCATCATAGTTCGGTATGTCAGTTTTACCTAGCCCCTTACTCATTATTGATTTCAGATACGGTTCGAATGTAGCGTGATATAAATACTTAACATCGTCTTTCGGGGTTACCTTTTCAAGATAATACTCATATGTTTCTAAAAAGTTCATATATCCCTATTAATGTTTAGGTAGTTCTTTACCATTATCATCAAAGATGACATGACATTTTTTGCATTTATGAAGTTTGGCCTTGCGATAACCACCAGCCCCTTCTTTCCGTCTTTTTCTAAGTGTTGTAGTTTCTTCAGAACCACATTTAGGACAATCCATTTCCTTGTGGGTCATCATAGCATCTTCCATATATAATTCATATCTTTTGTTAAATTTCATTATGAGAATTCCTTTGGTAAATCTTGATAGCTTTTATTAGCCACCTCAATGTTGACAACTTTGTCAAAGTTATATAGTACAAGCATAGTCTCTCCCCAACCAAAAGCATTACCTATTATATTGTAATCGATACCATTATCTACGAGAAACTCTCGTAAGACGCCGCTTTTGCTGGGCTTTATTGCTTTGTCGTTGATTATAAGATTAACAATCATGTATGAAGGAAACTTTCCATCTTTTACCTTGGTTTCTATACGATCTATAATTGCACGTCTTTTCCTTGCCGTCACATAAGTGTTTATGAACTCTAGACCTGTATCTAAATCAAGTTTTGCATCATCTAGTTCTACTCCCTCTTCAATAGTAACTTCATATAGTTTTCTAGAACCCTTCGCATACGTTGCGGCTGTATCATAATGTGAAGTGAGATAAAGGCCAGGTCCATATTCCCAACGCTTCGACTTGTGACTATAAGAGGATTTGACACCCTCTTTCAGATTCCCACCATGATATAGCGTGATAGTTCGCTTTCCTGCTTCAGTCATAAATTCTCGATATGTTTTATTGAATTCCATATTAACTCACGTATTTTGAAAAATTTCTAGCGGCTTGTTTAGCTTCTTCATCAGTTTTAATTGTTTTTGATCCCCTGTCTTGGAAATGCATCTTTTCCATATCAGCACCCTTCTTAGTGTAGCGTTCATCAAAAAGTTTATCACCAATTCCAAATCCTGTTATAGCTCTATGTGACCAGCCATACCATTTACCGTCTTTCGTGCTTTTACCACAACTTTGACCTAATGTTTTAGGATCTAATGAGAACTTCTTGATATACCTATCCATCATAGTTTCTTTAGCTTCAGTAAAATACTTTTTGAAAGCATCATCGAATTTCATTAGAAATTTCCTTTGTCTTAGTCATTTGCTTCATTATAGATTTTATATCCTTGAGCAACTGTTCATCCAAATCTGAAATCTCTTTCATTGCTCCACTATCATCACCACGTTTAAGCCAATCTTTTTCATCCCACACTGAGATAAACCTTTTTAACTTCTCTGGACGTTCCTTTACTTTTACATATATCTTGAAAATATTAGCTAAATTATGGTTCCAATTAGCCCCCTCCGCAGTAAGCTTCTTATCTACCTCAATCATTTTCTTATAGATATCCATAATTGGGTTTTGATCAGTGCTTGAATTAGAGGCTTCCATATATAATTCAAATATGGTATCAAATTTCATATTAATTCATATCCTTTGGCATGTATCTGCTGTTCTTAAAGAATAGTTCTTCGTTTGATACCCAATAATCCCCACTAGAGTTGATAACACCAGCCCAAACCAATACAGAATCTACCGAGGATTTTTCCCCATGGTTCCGACTTGCATATAATTGAGCAGTTTCGAGATCTGCTCCAAACCATGCACCATTTCTAAACTTACCAGACTTATGAATCTTCTTCATGTTAGCATTGGATGTTCCATGGAATAAGAAAATATACTCCCCATCAGTACGTATTCCACGTTCCTTGGCAAGTTTAATATTCTTCTCTACATTTGTTTTGCGAACATCATCTGGCACACGTGCTTTTGCTTCAGACATATATTGTTCACATACAGTATCAAATTTCATGTTAAACCTTTTATGTATTTATAAGATTTTAACTGGCTTTAAGATCCAAGTTTTGATATAATTCACCAATTTTAGTATCAAATACCTTACCTGTAAGCTTATCTCTCACAGTGATTTTTGTATTTTTAGAACAACAGTTGCCAAATTCTTGGTTGAATTTACGCATATCATAGTTAAATGCAACGATTTGCTTCTGTTTCCATTCTTCATCACGATCTGGAACATCCCACCAATCAATTCGGAATGGTGTCCACTTCTCAAGCACATCTTTACCTTCAGCGGTAAGACCTGCATTGTAAAGCTCGTAGAACTTGTTACCAGTACCATTTGGTGTGGAAACTAGAATAACCTTAGAATCCTTCGAAGATGAGATAGTAGGATAAGCAGAGCCCCAGAGTTCTTCAACAACATTAGTTGGTACGAACGCCATTTCATCAATAACAAGAACATTAGCGGCTTCAGAACGTGCACCATCAGAACTGGCGGCAAACGCTTTAACAGAACAACCATTTGTCAACGTAATGGATTCTTTATTCCACTCAGTTACCCCAGGTTTCAACCATTTAGGAAGCAATTCAAATGCGAATTTGATTCTACTGAGAATACCTTTAGACGTTGTTAACTTATTGGCAAGCAGAAGAACGTTCTTATGCTTCTGGAAGCAAAGTAAGTAGCAAATGAACATACAATATGAAGTTGTCTTACCCACCTGTCTACTAGCTAGTGTAACCACACGATTGTCAGTGATCATACATTTTAACAACTCTCGTTGCTTTTCATACATCGTGATAACACTTTTACCAAACTTCGGAGAAATGATGTAGTAGTAGTTTTCAATGAAGTAAATCGGATCATACATACATTTGGCAAGTTCCTTAATCTGGAACTCCTTCAAATCTGGTGGTAAGCAAATATGCTTTAAATTCCCCTTAGTCAAGTTTTTGTTCTTCATGAACTTTTCTTTAACGTAGAACCCATTCAGATCCTCAACACTAGTTAATTTTTCAACTAGATCCTTCAAAACTATTTGGTAAAGCGGAACTATCTCTTCCAGCGTATCATACGCATACAAATTCTCAAACATATAATCTAGAGCATTATCGTCATAATAGTCGATCTTGCTTTGTTGAATGATATACTTATCCTCAAACTCAATAAGATAGAGATGATAATACGACACTTCATCGTGTTCAATTATCCTCTTTCCCTCTAAAACATTAACCGTACCCATACTAAACTCCTTTGTAAATTATACAATTATTATCATGTAAATTATATCCTTCCGATATAAAGTCTGAATTGTTCATCGATTCATGGCTATATGTATAAATGAATCGATGATCTTTCGTTGATAATACTATAGGATAAATCCCATTCATTGCTTCTTGAAAATTGTGTTCACTCACACGATCTATATCTTCCATGATTAACGTATTTAATGCATAAGAATGACAACCATCGCACTTTATACCATCTCCGACAATACTAAACCCGTTATACAAAATTACATTGTTCATATGCCACTTCACTACGGATGGTTTTAACCATTTTGGTAATGCTTCAAACAATTGTTTGAAAACGCCTATAAATCGTACACTATCAGAATACGTTTGAGACATATACCCAATCTTTTTATGTGTACGGAAACATGCTTCATGTAAAAGGTAAATCACCAACCCTAAACTAGTACCTTTTCCTTCATCTAAGCATATACCAATATGCTTAAACTGTTGACATAATTTCACCATACAGATTTGTTCTCCATATAGATCAAAATTAACATATTCACTCACAAAATACTCTATATCATCTGTACAACGTTGAAATTCTCTTAACCTATAACTTGCCAACCCTAGATCTAAATCAACTAATTGAGTAGTCCCATTAAAGGTGGATAAATTCTTATTACGACAAAAATGTATGTCTTTAAAGATTTCATCCAATTTTTCTCGTTTCTCTTTATCGTTCATATTAATCTCTATTTCTTATCCACTTGATCGATTGCTTTTGATCTCTCTTTATGGAAATAATTACGGGCACTTTCCTCATCTTTCGAACTGAATACAGTCTTAAATATTGCTCGATTGATGGTAGTGCCCTGTCCTTTCTTAACCTTAAAAGTGTTTCCACCCTTGGTTAGCCAAATATACACATCACCAACTTGGACATCCCTAAGAATTGAATCTTGTGGTGCCATATCTGCTATGATGCTTTCATATACTTTATTAAAGTTATTCATCCTCATTCCTTTTCATGTATATATAACTACTAATTTTGTTGTTTTCCATTGTATAATTTGGAAGTAATTTTGTTATTAAAGGTTTGAAAACTCCCATACGTCTATTATGTTTTGTTTTTCTTCCACTACCCTTTTTAGTTAATATTGCTGTATAATAATCCACTAATGCTTTACCAAACTCTTTTTCAATTTCTTCATAACCCTTCTTTCCTTTCAGAGGTTCTCGTTGCATATATAACATTTTTGCTATATTTTCACCATCCCACTCACCAGACAATATTTGTGGAACAAGTGTACCATCAACTATTAAATGTTTTAACCATCCGCCAACATCATTTTCTCTTCTAAATTTATTGATCTTCTCTACAACATTTAATAAACTTTTCTTAGCACCATCTAAATCAGTATGGCGTTTTATTTTATAATCCTTTTTACCGCTCTTAGGTTTTATTACAATCTCATCCCACTTATTCTTCTCTACTTCTCTCTTTACAATA